GAACGGGAGCTGCGATGGATCGGCGCGCAGTTCAGAAAAACCGCCAACAGTGCGGCCATCCTACGCTCACACGGCCTCGCCATCGTCGGCCTCGGCCTCGACGGTGTCGCCAAGGCATGGGGACTTGAGCAACACCAACGCAGCAAAAACCGCAAAGCGGCGTAAACACACTTGACACGCAAAACGAACAACAACAAAAACATGTTAGTTTGCCACAATAGGCAAAAAAAAGGGCGGGCCAGCGCGACTTATGCCCGCCCGTCAATCCCAAACATCAATAACCCGTCAGGCGGATCAGGATGACAATCGATCAGGTCGCGTCAGAAATCACAAAATGGTTGAAGCGAATAATTGGCCTCGCCCTGCTCGCCATCATCGCCGTCACAGCCGTCGAACTGCTCGGGTTTAACGTGCCAGCTATTCGCGGAATCGCACTCAGCCAAAACACCGGCATCGGATTAGCAGGGCTTGGATTCTTATACAGCAAGTTATGACAAGCTGGCCCGCCGATCATGTGGAACGCAGGAAAGTTGCGGAGCTAATTCCATATGCTCGCAACGCTCGAACGCATTCCGATGCGCAAGTCTCGCAGATTGCCGCATCAATCAAGGAGTGGGGCTGGACGACGCCTTTACTTATCGATGAGGACGGCGGCATCATTGCTGGTCATGGCCGCGTGCTGGCCGCCCGCAAGCTTGGCATCGATGAAATACCAACGATGGTGGCAGAAGGATGGACCGAAGCGCAAAAACGCGCTTACGTCATCGCCGACAACCAGCTTGCGTTGAACGCCGGCTGGGACGCCGACCTGCTCAAGACTGAACTTCTGGAACTAGACGGTCTGGAATTTGATCTTGATCTGATCGGCTTTGACGAAGACGTTCTCGCTAACATGCTCAACGAGGAAACCGAGGGGCTTACCGACCCGGACGAGGTTCCGGAAGTTCCAGACGACCCGATCACTCAAGAGGGGGATGTCTGGATACTGGGCAATCATCGGATCATCTGCGGCGACTCTACAAAAGCCGAGACGGTCGAAAAGATACTTGGTGCCGTGAAGCCGCATCTGATGGTGACTGATCCGCCTTATGGGGTGGAGTACGATCCAACTAAGGCGCGCAAGAAATCCGCCAACAGCGCCAAAGGAACCGTTTTGAATGATAATCAGGCCGATTGGCGGGAAGCGTGGGCTTTATTTCCTGGCGAGATAGCGTATGTCTGGCACGCAGACCTGCGTGCCAGAGAAGTAGTCGAGAGCCTTGAGGCTTGCGATTTTACCATGAGGGCACAGATTATATGGGATAAAACCCGTCCGATCATGTCTCGCGGGCACTATCACTTTCAACATGAACCATGCTGGTACGCTGTTCGAGACGGCGGGACCGCGCACTGGAACGGGGATCGCAAACAATCGACAGTTTGGGCCATTGAGCACCGCCGATCAGAAACAGGCCACGGAACCCAAAAGCCCGTCGAGTGCATGAAACGTCCGATTGAGAACAATTCGTCCCCAGGCCAGGCAGTTTATGAGCCGTTTTCTGGAAGTGGCACAACCATCATCGCCGCCGAGATGACAGGCCGGCATTGCTACGCCATCGAACTTAATCCGGCTTACGTCGATGTTGCGGTAAAACGATGGTGTGACTTCACTGGCCAAGACGCTGTAAACGCCGAAACAGGCGAAACGTTTAACAAGGTAGTCAAAGAGGCCGCGTGATGGCACTCACAAAAAAGCAAGAAGATTTTGTATCCGAGATCATCAAAGGCGCGACAAAGCTAGATGCTTATCGTGCTGCATACAACGCGGCAGGCATGTCAGACAACGCATGCAACCGCGAAGCATGGGTGCTTATGGAAAACCCAAAGGTAGCCCAAAGAATCAAAGAACTCCAAGACAAAGGCCAGAAGCAGACGCTCGTGACCGTCGAGCTGGTCACGCAAATGTACTTGAATAGCTACAAGAAAGCGGTCGAAGCAAAGCAGCACGGATCGGCGGTCGCAGCAGTAACGGGCTTGTGCAAAGTGCATGGGCTGATCGTGGATCGAGTTAAAGCAGAGAACACAGTGCCAACCAATGTCACTCAAATTAACATCGCGGCATCAGTATCCGCAGTTGATGCGATCGTTACAGAAATCGTCGGACGAACTCAAGGTGATGACGTTCCGGCAGCTGGCGCAAACGGATCTCTTCTTTCTGCTAACGGTCGTTCTCGGCCGAACTGACGCCGATCGCGACTGGATCTTCGAGCGCTGCCGCGAAGTCCAGGACGCGCCGGATGGCTATATCGATCTCTGGGCGCGCGAACACTACAAATCAACGATCATCACATTCGGCCTGACGATCCAGGACATTTTGAATAACCCGGAAGTGACAGTCGGGATTTTCAGCCACACGCGGCCGATCGCGAAAGGGTTCTTGCGGCAGATCAAGCAGGAATTCGAAACCAACGATCTGTTGAAGTCGCTGTTTCCCGACATCTTGTGGGCCGATCCCCGCAAGCAGGCGCCGAAGTGGAGCGAGGATGACGGCATCGTCGTCCGCCGCAAAGGCAATCCGAAAGAGCAGACGGTGGAAGCGTGGGGCCTGGTCGATGGCCAGCCGACGTCGAAGCACTTCAAAACGGTGGTCTATGACGATGTCGTGGTTCCGGAATCGGTATCGACGCCAGACATGATCGCCAAGACCACCGAGCGGTGGGAACTCAGCCGCAACCTCACATCTGAAGGCGGCGCCACGCGGGTGATTGGAACTAGGTACCACTACAACGACACCTACAAACCGATTATGGAAAGAGGCTTCGATGTGCGGCTTTACCCGGCAACGGCTGACGGCACAGTGGACGGCGAGCCCGTGTTGCTGACATCCGAACGCCTCGCCGAAAAACGCCGCGAGATGGGGCCGTACACGTTTGCATGCCAAATGCTGCAAGACCCGAAAGCCGATGAAACGCAAGGTTTCAAGACGGACTGGCTCAAGCATTACAGCCAGACCACGCGCGCCGGTCAGAACGTCTTTATCCTGGTCGACCCGGCGAACTCAAAGCGCAAGGAAAGCGACTATTCGTCATTCTGGGTCTGCGGCTGCAACGGCGACCAGAACATCTATGCACTCGACATGGTGCGGGACCGGCTGAACCTCTCGGAACGCGCCGAAACGCTCTTTAAGCTGCACAAGAAATGGAAACCGACCGAACCAGTCGGCTATGAAAAATACGGCATGATGGCGGATATCGAGCACATCTATGATCGTCAGGAACGCGAAAACTACCGGTTCCCAATCACGGAACTCGGAGGATCGCAACCGAAGCCCGATCGTATCAAGCGGCTCATCCCGTGGTTTGAGCAAGGCCGGCTTTACTTGCCCGAAAAGCTCTATCGCACCGACTACCAGGGCAAGACGATCGAACTCGTGACGACGTTCATCGAAGAAGAATACAAGCCATTCCCGGTCATGCTGCACGACGACATGCTCGACGCGCTGTCGCGGATGTTTGACCTGTTTCCCGGCGGTTTGCCGTTTCCTGAAGAAGATCTTGATTGGGGCTATACGAATGGCAATGCGACGGCCAGCGCCGGGGCTTGGATGAGCTAATGGCTGACATGATGGACGACGGCAGCCGGCAAGCGCCAGACGTCGTCACCAAGGTCAAACAACATCTATGGCAGGCGTGGGAAGCCGATCGCGACAACCGCACCGATGCGGCCAGCGACATGAACTTCCTTGCCGGCAACCAGTGGCCAGAGGAAGTTCGCCAGCAGCGTGAAGCTGAAGGCCGGCCGATGCTGACAATCAACCGGTTGCCTCAATTTGTGAGGCAGGTGACGAACGACATCCGCCAGTCGGACGTCGCAATCACCGTTGTCCCGAGCGATGGCGCCGTGCACCGGGCGAAGCGGGTCGTCAATCCGAACAGCCCGCAGCAACAACAGCAGCAGCCGGAACAGATCAACCAGTTGATGCCGGGTCTGCCTGGTGGTCCTCAGATGGGCCACAACGGCGGCCCGCCGATGGCGTCAAAACCTGAAATGACGATGGCGGAAGTCTACAACGGGTTGATCCGCGAAATACAATATCAGTCATCGGCGACGCATGTTTACGCGACGGCTGCAGAGCATCAGGTGTCTTGCGGCATCGGCTGGTTCCGGTTTCTGACGGACTATGAAAATGACGACACGTTCGACCAGTGCATCAAGATCGAGGCAATCAATCAGCCGCTGTCTGTGTACTGCGACCCGGGTGCGACACAGTTCGACCGGCGGGACGCGGGTTGGATCATCGTCACGGACATGTTGCCAAAAGAGACGTTTAAAGAGCGCTACCCGAAGGCGGCGGAAGTCGGAATTGAAACCTATGACGTGCAGCAGTCCGAACTCTACTGGTCCTCTGATGACGATGTGAGAATCGCTGAATACTGGTTCAAGAAGCCGATCAAGCGCACGCTGGTCGAGGTCGAAACCGAGGACGGCGGCACGGCGGCCGAGGAATGGCCTGCAGGTGAGAAGGTACCGGAAGGCGTCAAGTCGCGCGTCGTCGAAACGCACGAAATCATTCAATACATTGTATCGGGCTCCGAGATCCTTGAAGGCCCGACGAAATGGGCAGGCAAACATCTCCCGTTCGTACCGGTCATCGGCTCGGAGATCCCGCTCGAAAACAAGATCTACCGCTATGGGCTGACCCGCTTCGCCCGCGATCCGCAGCAACTCTACAATTTTGCACGGACGTCGGCGACGGAATCGATGGGCCTGGCACCGAAGTCGCCGTGGCTTGTGACGGCGGCAATGATCAAGCCGTTCAAGCATCTATGGGATAGCGCCAACAAATCGCTTCAACCTTATTTGCCGTATCTGCCTGATCCAAAGGCGCCGGGCTTGGCACCGAAGCGGGAAGCACCGCCTGACGTGCCGGTGGCCTTTGTTCAGGAAGCGGCCGTTGCCGATGGCGACATCAAAGCGACAATTGGGATTTATGATCCGCAGCTCGGGCAGCGATCAAACGAGAATTCCGGCCGGGCCATTATGGCCAGGGAAAAGCAGGGTGATACAGGCACGTACCACTACAGCGATAACCTGCGCAGATCCTTGGAATATGCCGGCCGGATACTCATCGATCTGATACCGCAGATCTATGACAGCGCGCGCACCATCCGCATTCTTGGCGAGGATGGTGTTGAAGCCTACGTCCCGATCAACCTGGTTGATCTCAACGATGATGGCGTCCCGGACTATGTCAATGACATGAGCCAGGGTCGCTATGACTGCCGCGTCAAGATCGGGCCGAGCTATGCCACGAAACGCATGGAGTCGGCTGATTCCATGATGGCGTTTATGCAGGCCTTCCCGCCGGCCGCGCAGCTCATCGGTGATCTGGTGGCCGACAGCATGGATTGGCCCGGCTCAAAAGCGATCGCGGAACGTCTGCGGCGATCTGTGCCAGCCGAAGTGCTGGGCGAGGATGCACCGCCGCAACAGCCGGACCCGATGCAAGAATTGCAACAGCAAATGCTGATGAAGCAGCTCGAGAAGCTCGACGCGGAAGTGGCCAAGTTGAAGGCCGACGCGGAGAAGTCCGACGCACAGGCCGACAAGATCGATGCCGAAACCGAACTGATGCCGCTCGATCGCGAATTCGAGGAACAGCGCTGGGAAACCGACCAGGCGCACCGCGAGATTGATCGCGACGACGCCAGATACAAGGCCGATGCAGATCAGATGCATCGGGCTCAGGAACTGCGTATGCGTAATGCAACCAACGGGGCCAACGGAGGCCCCGCCGCCTAAGACGCCAGGCGAAAGTACAGGATTACACGACAATGAGCACTGACCAGGAATCCGGCTTCCAAGCCGCGATTGACGACGTGACGCGCCATAACGAACCGGTGTCTGAACCGTCGAATGTAGATGATGAGTCCCCCACAAGCCAGCCTCGCGGCGATGATGGGCGGTTTACGACTGAGCACAGCGAGGATGCACCGGCAGACGGTGAAAGTGAGTTGGAAACCGCGTCTGACGAAAGTCAGGAAGCGGCCGCCGCCGATGATGAGGCTGGCGACAGTGACGAACCGAGTACCGATGAGCAACCAGAGCAGCCGCGCAAGCAAAACAGACGCACTTTGCTCGAGCGGAATGCTCAACTGACGGCGCAGAAAAACGAAGCGCTCGCCAAGGCGGCAGCTGCGGAACAGCGATTGGCTGAGATCCAGGAACGATGGAACGGGCAGCAGCCCGATCCTGATCTGGAATTCTCAGACCCGGCCGCGTTTGCGCAGCAGGCGTTGGAGCGCACGCTTGATGCTCGCGAAGCACAAGCAGCTGACAGAGAAGCACGGGCCGCGAAAGAGGCGGCCTTTGCTTCGGACATCAGCCGTTTTAACGCGCAGCTCGACATGGTTCGGGAACGTAATGAACTCCCGGCGGACTTCGAGCAAATCGTCTATAGCGATGACGTGCCAATTCCGGCCGATGCTGTCCCGATCATCGCGGACAGCGAGGAAGGGTGGCGCGTCGCGTACTACCTCGCCAAGAACAAGGGCGAAGCTCGCCGGATCGCGTCATTGCCACCGGTCCAGCTAGGCGCCGAACTCGCGCGAATCGAAGCGCGGGTCAGTGCCCGGCCGGCCCAGAAAACCACAAAGGCGCCACAACCAGCCAAAGCGATTTCAACGGGCGGCGGAAGCGGCAGGTTTGACCCTGCAACCGCCGGTCCTGCGGGGATTCAAAAGCTGATTTATCCTAAACGGTAGGCGCCGATCACTGAAAGCAAGGTCAGATGGCCAACACTAGTCTTACGACTGACATCATCGCGGATACGGCGCTTGCCATCCTCGATAACGAATTGGGCTGGGTCAAGAAATTGTATCGCGCCCATGAATCCGAGTTCGACAAACGGATCAACGGTTACACCGTCGGTGAAACCATTTCCATTCGCCGCCCGGCTGATTTTACCGTGCGTTCCGGGGCGACGATGGACACGCAGGACGTGATCGAGGGCAAGGTGACGCTGACCGTCGATCGGCAGCGCGGCGTTGACTTCAAATTCACGAGCGCCGAACGGACGATGAAAATCCCCGAACTCGCCGAACGTGTCATGAAGCCGGCTATGCGGCCCCTGATCAACCACATCGCGAATGACTGCGCATCGACGATGTATAAGGGGTTTTATAACTGGGTGGGGACGCCTGGCAACACGTTGTCAACGTTCGCGGAATTCGCGCTTGCCCCTGAACGTCTCGATGAGATGTCGGTGCCGATGTCGGATCGCTGTGCGGTCCTGTCGCCAACTGACCATTGGGGCCTC